TTTCAATAGTAATTCCTTGTAATTTTTTACTAGCCATTTTTAACACTCCTTTCTTTTATATAAATAAAAAAAGGTCCCCAAACAAATGAGGACCTCAAGTTAAACTGATGCTGTTTTTTCGTAAACTTCTGAAAAGAAACTATCATATTGTGCCTTATTGGAATCAGTAAGTTCCATAACTACTTTAATAGCGTGGTCATTTAATCTAGGCATAGCTTTAATAGTTAATTTTTCAGTAGATGGTGTAATGCTTTTTTCTTTTGTTTTGGCATCAACATTTGGTCTTGAAGCATTACAATTGTAAAACCAAATTCTTCTAGCTTTAACATCTCCAGATACTTCAAAACCTAAAGCAAATCCGTTTTGTTCAGCATCTGCATTTTCAATTAGTGCACCAT